TTGAGATAAGGAAGAGATCGCAGCGAGAAATGGGGCGTGTCAAGAAGTATCTCCTACATCTTGCGCGCTCATAGGATCTATGACAGGTTGTGGGCGGGGAGTGCTACGTGGTCGTAGCAGTTTTCACGTTTTGGTGGAGTCGTAGGATTTATGAGTCGGGTTGACCTGCTTCACCTGCTTCACCTGCTTGTTGCTCCCTGAGCAGGTCACGCAGGTCAAGGTAGTGCATGAGGGCTCGGTTGCGGATGCCCGCATTGATGATGTCCTCGTCGAGTTCCCAGCCTTTCCAGAAGCGGTCGTACTCTTCGGCGGTCAACCGGATTTCATCGGCATCCGATCGGATATCCGGTCCATCCGGTGGCGTTTCCTGGCCGCCAATACACATCCGCTCGGATTTCTCGGAATCCGGTTCGCATCCGTTCTCGCAGCATCCCGTGGTGATTGGAAGTCCGTCGTTCAGAGTGTAGCTCACCTCCGGGGTTTGGAAGACCGAGCAGGACGCGCTAGCTCGCAGGAACGCCTCACGTTCCTCATACCAACCCAGGAACTCGTCGGCAGACCCCACACGCCATCCGGCCGCTTCCAGCCTCTTACGCTTGTCTTCGTTCATGGGATTCCTTCAAGGTGAGCGGCTTGGGCTTGCGGGGTTGGGGCGGCGGGAGGGGTTTGGGTTTCGGCGGGTTAGGTGCGGCTAGGCGTCGTTCCCAGCGGCCCTTGTAGGGTGGCGGTGTTGGCTGGTGTTGCAGGGCTTTCCGCAGCTTCTCACGGGCAGCTTGCTGCTGGTCGCCCAGGCGGTTGACGTACTCCAGCGGTCCGGGGCACGAGTCGCACGTCGACAGGTTCACCCCCTCCTGCTTCCGCCCACACCAGGAGCAGACGTAGCGGGTCACGGGCGTTGCTCCGGGTGCATCTCTTTGACCATGCGGTTGGTCAGATCGTTCCACGTCCCAAGCCCTTCCAGGAGCATCTGGATGCGCTTGCGCTCCTGCGCCGGATCGACGAGCAGGTGCCCCAGCACGACCACCTTTCCGGGGTGTGGATACTCCCGCAGCCACTCCAGGCTCTCCTCCGGGTTGAGCCTCACTACGGCTTCCTCCACTCGAAATGCGGGTCCCCCGCGTCGTCGAACACGTACCGCGCAGCACCCGCGCTCACGGCTTCCTTCTCGAAGTGGTCGCGGTTCTCGATCGACGCACAACGGTTCAGCACGACCATGACAAACATGTACAACACGACCATCACCCAGTCGCGCGGCGTCGGAACCAGCCAGCGCCACTTCACAGCGACGCCTCCAGCGAGCGCAGGAAGCCGAGGAAGCTCACCTTGTTCTCGCCCGTGATGACAAACCGGTTCGGAGCGTCGGACCGCTCCAGCCACTTCACCATGTCCAAGTCCTCGAACATGCGGATCTGGTTCTGAACCTCGACCCTCCACCGCGCCCTCCACGCGGCAAGCTCGTCCACGGGAGGCTTGGCGGCTTGCGCCACCAGCATCTTCTCGACGCGCTCCGCGTGCTCGCGCTTCTCAAGGTCCTGGATCTTGTCCAAGAGCCGGTTGATGATCTTCAACGCCGCCACCGTCGAGTCGCTGTCTTCGTAGCTCATGCCCCTATCAATACCACAACCATTCGCCCGTGTGGTAGCCTTTTTCCATGAGCAAGAACATCCTCATCATCGTGGCCGACGACATGGGGCAGGAGCAGCTTGAGGTCTACGGCACCAACCTCAACGCCGACAACTACCCGTCCACCCCCAACATCCACGCCCTGACGCAGCGGGGACTGCGCTTCACCCGCGCCTACACGCAGCCCTGGTGCTCGCCCACGCGCGCGGAGCTGCTCACGGGCGCATACGGCTTCCAGACTGGCATCGGCAACCTCGCCGACCGGCAGAACCAGCCGCTGCTCGAAACCGAGGTCTGCCTGCCTCTGGGGCTCAAGCAAGCCACCGAGAACGGCTACGCGACCGCGCTCATCGGCAAGCACCACCTGAGCACCAACCTCGCATGGGGCGGTGCCTACGAGCACCCTGTACGCATCGGGTTCGACTACTGGGCGGGCACGCTGCTCAACTTCCTGGGGACCGGCGGCGAGGGCTACTACTCGTGGAACCGCACCGTCAGCTACCGCAAGGGCTCGAAGATCGTCGTCGAGACCGCCCCCTGCATCACGTACACGGGCCTCCAGAACGTCCAAGACGCGCTTGCCTGGATCGCAGACCAGACCAAGCCCTGGTTCATGCAGTTCGCCTTCAACCTGCCGCACGCGCCCTTCACGCGCCCGCCCGCGTACATGTACGACACGGCGAAGTGGGACCTGCCCACCTACCGCCCCGAGACCGGCGGTGACGCGCGCCCGTACTACAAGGCGATGATCGAGTCGATGGACTACTGCATCGGGCTCCTCTTCGCGGGCATGCCCCAAGACGTGCTCGCCAACACGGTCGTCATCTTCCTGTCCGACAACGGCACCCCTGACGACGTGATCGACCCCGAGTACATCCCCTACAACACGCCCAACCACTTCAAGAACAGCCCCTACGAGGAGGGGATCAGAAACCCCCTGATCGTGGCGGGACCCGGCGTGTTCACGGGCGGCGCGGTCAACACGTCCGCGTTGGTCAAGACGATCGACATCTATCGTACCGTCATCGACATAGCAGGTGGTGACTATGCGCTGGTCAGCGTCAACCCGGAGCACGGGCGTCCAAGCATCAGCTACTGGCCTGTCTGCACGGGTGCGGCGACGACGGCGCGATCGGTCATCTGGACGGACAACTTCAGCCCCAACGGGCCGAACCTGAACTGCTCCACGCTGGGCTCCCGCTGCTTGGTGCAGTTGCAGTACAAGATCATCCGTGACCGCTCCACGGGCGTCGGAAGCTGGCCCGCGTCCCCGATCGGGACCGGCAACTCCACCGACAAGCTGTTCGACCTGAAGACCGATCCGCTCGAACAAAACTCCCTCATCGCGGGGAGCTTCGACCTTACGGCTCTGGAGTCCGCTCACCCCGGAATCACGGCTGCTTACAACAGCCTCGTGGCTCAGTACGCCACTTGGACCTCCACCTATGCGTAGTGTGGTAGGCTGATACCGTCCACTTGAACCCCTTTCACGAGGAAGTCACATGAGCGCAGGTCCGAACGTCTCCGGCAGCAAGGGCAACGTCCAAACGGGTCCGACGAAGATGAGCACCCCGAGCAACGTCGGTGCGATGGCGATCAAGGGCGGCGTCACGCCCAAGGGCTGCGAGTGCTCGGGCACCGCGCGCCCGCAAGTCTCCGGCTCCAAGGGCGGCTGATGCCCCGAGACAACGCTCTCACGAGCGACTCGCCGTACGTACCTGATCTTCCTCCCGAGGATCAGGAAGAGGTTGTCGCGTCAACGAACGGGCAGTCCTTCGCGCAGATGGGCATCCAGCAACGCGCAAGGCTGGTGACCGACGTTGAGGTCCAGAAGATGCTCAAGAGCGAACTCTCCTACCAGGAGAAGCTCGACGAGCTGATGGTGAAGATGGACAGCGGCACCGCGCTGACCGAAGACGAGGTTGCGTACATCGTGCAGCGCGGCTTGATCCAGGTGGTCAAGAACTCGAAACGCTCAAGCCATCGTCTCAAGGCGCTGGAGAACCTTACGCGCGTCTTCGAGAAGAAGGTGATCGTCGAGCACAGCGACGGCAAGACGCGAGCTGAGTCCACGACGAACTCACTCGCGCCGCGCCTGAAGCTCCCCGGCAGCTAGTCGTAGACTTTCCGCAGGTCGATGGGGTCGAACCTGACCCCGTGCTTCACGTCACGCTGGACGGCTTTCGCCGCCTGTGTGAGCCGTGCCTTTCCCGCAAGCCAGCGTTTCCACGCAGCCTCTTCCCAGGCAGCGGAGATGTACACGCCGTTGATCGCGCAGTATTCGAGCTTCTCCATGTCGCGGCTGGCTTCCGCCAACTCGGCGATGGCTTCTTCCACGGGGTCGGTCATTGGAACGCCTCCGGTTCGGCGTCATCGACGTAGGTCCTTCCGTAGAGTTCGCCAAGGCCACGTAGCCCGATCGAGCCACGCACGCTCTCGACGATGCGGTCAGCGTCGCGGTGCTTCTCGATCTCAGCGCCCTTGCGCTGCAAGGACTCGTACGACATCCGAAACTGCGCGCGGATCGTCGGAAGCTCCGACTCCAGCCAGTTCATGTTCGTCCAGCCCACGGACTCAGCCGCCCGCTTCACGGCATCCGACGACCACCGGCAGCGGGCCTCGTTCTGCTCCTGGCTCGCGTACGGGCTGTAGAGCTTGCGGTTCCGGCGCAACTCGTCCCACGCCTCGGCGAACGTGAACTCAAGGCGCGGTCCTCGCGCGGCTTCCCGGATCTCGGACGCCGATGGGGGGAACTTTGCCGTTCCCGTACACAGGCTCAGGGCGTGGACGAGCCGGTCCTGTTGGATGTCCTTGAGCGTCATCCAGTAGACCTGGACCGTCTCCTGCGTGCAGGGCCATGTCGGGTAGGCCCCGACCAACGCCCGCATGAAGCTCCTGAACCAATCGGGGGGTGCGTAGGTGCTCATAGGTCGGCGAGCCTCGACATGGCGTCAATCGCGGCCATCCCGGTCAGCCGTTTCGGTGGCTTGACCACGCTGAACCCGTATTGGGCCCACCGGGCCCTCAGGAGCCCCACAGACGCACGTTCGGCCGTCCAGGCGTCCTGATCCTCAAGAATCGCCGTAATGCGTCTACGGACCTCCTGGGGGCCTTCCTGCTTGAGCATCCACGCGATGGCCACCGCGTCCTTGGATTGGATGGGGTACTTGGTCCCCATTCGCGTCCGGGTCCATTCCGCCTCCCAGTGCTGGATGCACTCCGCGTGATCGCCGGTAGGTTTGGACCTAATCCGTCGAGGCTCGTCCTCGACAGGCTTCTCTTGGCTTGGATCGGATAGGCTCGGATCGGATAGGCTCGGATCAAGACGCGCGCGCGAGGCGGGAGTAGTCTGACATGAAGAGTCGTTCACAACGGACTCTGCGGGAGTAGTCCCGCGAGCAGGTGGCGGTGGGTAGGAGGACTCCCCGCGACGGTCTGCTCTACCGACCTTGCCAGCCTTCTCCTCCCAGTCCGGTATAGCGAGCACAGGTTGACCGGCGTGCTCGTAGCGGACGATGAGCCCGACGCGCTCCAGGTCGGCGAGAAGTTTCGGCACTGACTCGGGGGTCCCGAACATGGCCCATACCTTCGAGTGGATGGTGCGCGGTCGCGCGTCCATGCGCCCGTAGGAGTCGCAGTAGGTGAGCAGGGCGCAGAAGAAGAACCGGGCGTCCTTTTCCCGCAGGTCGGCCATCTTCTCCGAGTGGCAGATCCCCTGGTATAGCGGGACGTAGTGGGGGCGAATCACTGTTCGCCTCCGCTGTTCATGTTGGCGAGGATGCGGTCCAAGCTGCACATGGCCGCAATGGTCTCTTGATCGGTCAGCGCATTGTCAGGGTTGATGGCGAGGCGTTGCGCCGCCACCCACGGAAGGGAGCAGGTTCCGCGAAGGAGGACGAAGCGAAAGAACCGAACAAGGTCTGCGTCTTCCAGGTCCCAAAGCGCCGCCATCGCAGCGTGGCCCTCGATCGTGATGTCCATGCCGCCGGAACCGGTGGACTCGAAGTTGACCCATTCGGGCAGGCTGTCTTCGGGCTTTTCGGGTTGCGTGTTGTTCACAGGGAGGTCTCCGTACAAGTCTGGACTTGACGGACCCCACCGGGAACCCGATGATGTCGCCCGTCAAGCCTTCAGCACGCGAGACAGTGCCAAGGGGAAATGCCTACTGTCAAGTGGGTAGTGGCACAGGGAACACCCCACCCCCGCGAGCCTCGCCGGTCCTCTCTCCCGGCGGGGCTTGCACCTTTCAGGTGCCAGTGCGAAGCTGCCCGCGCGAGACTTGGACTGTTAGCGGAGTCGTGCGGGCGCGGTACTCGGGAAGGTGCCGCGTCCGCTTTCATGTTGAGATCATTCGCGCAACATGGCACCATCATCGACATGGTGAAGTACAAGACCTACTGGGAGCAGTTCACGGCGGTCGTGAACAAGTCGCCCTCGCTTGCGGTGGCAGCGAAGCGGCTGAAGAAGGACACGCACTACGTCTCGTGCAACGCGAGCCGGTTGCGGCGGCTGGGCTTCAACGTGAAGAAGTTTCCCGTTGGCGCGAAGCAGAAGAAGGCGGAACCCCGATGAGGGCAATCATCCGCTACCAGAACGGCGTCGAACGCGCGTTCCCCGTGGGCATCGGCTACACGTACCTCACGGGCTCGTTCGGCGTTCACATCTTCGACAACAAGGACGGCTCGTTCACCGCGCGCTTCGGCAACGGCTTCGTCGGACGCGAGCCTGTCGGCGGGTTCTTCTACGACCGCATCATCCTCGAACTCGACGGAACCACGCAGCCGCACGTTCTTCCGCGAATCGGCCACTACGCGGAGTGGGGCGATGGTCCTGAGCGCATCGGCTTCGGTACCGGCGCGTCGTACTTCCCGCCGAACGCGGTGAAGATCCTGCGCTGGACGCAGAAGGCGAACGTCGCCGTGCTCTACGGCAAGCGCCCGAAGCTGCGCCGTCACCCGTTGCTCGCGCTGCCGCTGTCGCTCGTCGAGAACAACACGAAGGCTGTCTACGAGGCGAAGGCGCACGCGATGATGGCGGCGCTGCAAACCGGCACGACCAACACGAGCGTCGGCTTGCTGTCCCAGTGCGGTGATTGGATGCCGCTCGGTGATCCGATCCCGAACGCGCAAGGTGGCGAGGGCATCAACGTTTTCCCAGGTTGGGAGCAGTCGAGCGCGTACCACTTGCTGAGTCACGATCTCTGTTCAGAGAGGATGCCGATCGACTACCGCGACGCCTTCACGGGCGAACCGCTGCGAGCGGCTGCACAGCCCGTGTACCGCTCGACTCGTGGGTGGACGGCGTGGACGACGCACGACGAGTTCGTGCAGCGCAACCCGCACAGCACCAATCCCGACGCGCGCATCCCGCGTGACGTGAACGAAGGCACGTCGTGGTACCGCGACCGCTTGCTGTCCTACATGGCGCATGACGATCAGCATCTCGTCCGCGCGACGCAGTACGCCAAGGCTGCGTGGTTCTTGTGGGGCGACGCCTGTGCGCGCGAAGACCTCAAGATGATCGCGGCTGACGCCTACATGGGCTTCAACAAGGCGGATCGACCCGTCGCCGAGCACATCGGCTCAGGCTTCGGACGCGGTGCGGCGTGGACGCTCGACGCTCTCGTGGCGGCGAACTTCAACGACGGTAGCTTCGAGGGCGAGGTCGGCGAACTCGTCGAACTGTTCAAGCGCGTGCAGATGCCCAACGGCGCGTGGTACCGAGCGGAGTCGAAGTACGAGACCCAACTCGGCTTCTCGCCGTCGCCGTGGAAGGACTTGGGGATGCCCAAGGAGTACGACGCGGCGCAGACGATGGAGACGTGCTTCATGGGTTGCGCGATGGCGAACGCCTACGCAACGTATGCGGCGGCGGCTGCATGGGGCAGGATCCTCAACGCGCAACCGCGCATCGGCAAGTGGATGGCGGTTGGCATCGAAGGCGTGCCGACGCTTGGCTACACCGAGCCCGTAGGCGTCGACGAGAACTTCTGGACGTGGCCGCTTGCGGGTGTGCTCAAGGACACCGCAGAGATGCACAGCTTGGTCCCGCCCGGTGGCAACGGCGTTCCTGCCGGTAACAACGTGAGGAAGGCGCTGCTCGCCGCAGGCAACTTCCAAGCGACGGCTAAGGCTCTGGAGGCGTTGGAGTAGATGCCGCGCTGGCAACCTACTGACGCTGAACTCTCCGCGATCATCGCCGAGGTGGAGAAGCAGGCCGGTGAGGACACAAGCCTCGCCGACAACCTGCTTTTCCACCGGCTCTACCATCACGAGAAGGGGCTCTACCCTCGACGTGGTGCGAAGGCGGTGTGGCGCTTCGAGGACGGCGAGTGGGTTCGCTACAAGCGCAACATGAGCCGCCGGGATTGGATCGAATCGTTTTTCCCGATCCGCGACGTTGACGGGCAGATCGTCACGATGAAGCTCAACCCGGCGCAGCGCATGATCGAGGCTGAGATGCTCAGGATGGAGAGAGCGAACGTCGCCATCCGCATCCAACTCCTCAAGTCGCGGCAGATCGGTGGCAGCACGTTCACCGAAGCCGTGCTCTACGAGAAGGCGCTGCGCGAGGAACACGTACGCGCCATCCTCGTCGCGCACAACCAAGACACCTCGAAGCTGCTGCTGACGATCTCAGACATCGCCCGCACGCAGATGGAGAAGCTCACGGACGAGCACGGCACGCGCATCCCGTGGAACTTCAAGATGCGCTCGAAGGCGTCCTACGCGCTCGAATGGGACCGCCCGATCTACGCGCAGATCCAGATCACGTCAGCCGCTACCGAAGGCGCAGGCATCGGCGGCACGCGCAGCTTCGGCCACTTGTCGGAAGGTGCTCGCTACCAAGATGGCAACACCGTCCACCAAGGCATCGTGCCCTCGATCCCCAACCGGCGCGGCACGATCATCATCGACGAGTCCACCGCGTTCGGTGACACCGGCAAGTTCTGCGAGGACTTCTGGAGCGCGTGGAAGAACCGCAACACGCCCTACGGCGAGCGCGACAACCCGTATAGTGCCCGCTTCTTCCCGTGGATCAGCCACCCGCTCTACACCTGGACAGCCGCCTACGGCTTCGGGCGCGAGCTACCGAAGGCGCAGGAGGAGAAGATTCTCGCCACCCTCACCGACCACGAGAAGAAGCTGCTTGGTATGCAGGTGTTGGTCAGATGGACGCCCGAGTCGAAGTGGGTCCAAGAGGAGCGTTGGGGCACGCCCAAGCTCGTGTGGGAGAACGGCAAGCTTGTCGGTACGGAACGCGCCACGGAGGGGATGCGCGAGCCCAAGGTCGCAGGCAAGCGACGCGGCGGCAAGATGGTCTGGAAGCGCGTCGGCGTCGGGATGCAACCCGTTACCGTGAACCAGCTTGCGTGGAGACGCGCCCGCATCGAAGACAAGGACATCGGCGGCGACCTCAAGAAGTTCGACCAGGACTACCCGTGGTGCCCCGAGGTCGCGTTCATGGCGTCGGGCAACCCCGTCTTCGACCCCGAATGGGTCAACGAGCAGATCAACAAAGCCAAGAGCATTCCCGTGGTCTTTCGCGGCTGGATCGTCGACGCGATCCAGGGCGAAGACGCTGATGGGAAGATGATGGGTAGTTGACGCCCTAGCTTTCTCTAGCCTAGACCTTGACCGCAGATGGTCCTTGGTCCCCTACGGCTGGAGGCGCACTCCCGTGGCGGTCTGCTCGTCTGGGCGCACCCGGAGGCGGACAGCGACTACATCGTCGCGTCGGACACAGCCGGTGGTGGTGCTCACGGCGACTTCTCCGTAGCGGTTGTGCTCGAAGCCGAGACCTGCGATCTCGTCGCAGCGTGGCGTGAACGCGCCGACAGCCACATCTGGGGACAGAAGTGCGCGCGGCTGGCGAGCTACTACAACACGGCGATGCTGGCGTTCGAGACGCAGCCGTCGACGCACGGGCTCGCGGCGGCGGAGAGTGCCATCAACTTCGGGTACACGCGCATGTACCGCAACCGTCGCCAGGACACCTACACGAAGGTGTGGACGGAGAGCATCGGGTTCCACACGCACGCGGGAACCAAGCCGCTCATCATCGACCGCATCAAGATGCAGCGGGACGCGGGATCGGTCATCCCGTGGGAAGACCTGCTGATCGAGCTGAAGCATCAACAGTGGGATGACCGCACGGCGACCAACGTGCCGAAGATGGTCTCCAAGGGGCACGACGACTGCGTGATGGCCTACGGCATCGCGCTCCGTGTCCGTGACGACTGCTATCGCCGCAAGCTCATCAAGGAAGAGACCACGGAGCCGCGCACGATCTCCGAGCACTTCTGGGCTCGTCGAGACAAGCAACTCACCGCGCCGAAGAAGCGCCCGCAGATGTGGAGACCCGCATGAGTGGTTGGGAACTAGCTCTCGTCCTGTTCGTCGCCGCGATCCCTGCGACGATCGCAATCGTTGCAATAGCGTGGTTCTGTGCGCGCTCGAACCGGCGAGCCTACGACCTTGCGCGCGACATGCTCAAGGCGAACCTCGCGCTGCACGAGCGTCCTCCGACGACGCAGCTCGCGGCTGCGATGGAAGTCACCGATCGTGTCGAAGCCGAGGCTGAAGCCAAGCGGTTCGGCATCCCTGCGATGAATCGTCGCGTCCCGGCGGGAGCTTCCTGATCGTGGCTGACGACTCAGACCTTCTCCGCATGATCGAGACCCGCGTGGGTTGGCGTGAGCGCCGCCCCGAGCGTCTCGCGTTGGAGCAGCTCTGGATCACGAGCATGGCGTTCTGGAGCGGCAAACACCGCTTCTGGTTCGCGGACGGTCGCATCATGCCGTTCGAGGACAACGTGTACGAGCCGAACGACAACGAGGTTCGCTATAAGGTGAACCTCATCCGTGCGCGCGTGGACGCCGCCGTGTCGAAGGTTCTCGGTGTCGACGCCGACTTCCAAGTGCGCCCGCCCACGGGCAAGGCGCGCGACCGCTACAACGCGGAACTGTCGAACAAGGTCTTCGCCCACATCCGCGAGGTCGCGGACTGGCAGATGACGCAGCTCAACTCGAAACAGTGGAGCGCCATCTGCGGCTCGTCCTTCGTCAAGGTCTACTGGGACCCGCTCGTCGGCGAGCCTGACCGCTTCTTCTGGGACACGAAGCAGAACAAGAGCGTCGTGCCCGAGGTCATGCTCTCGCAGCCTCAGAAGATCGAGAAGGAGCAGGCTGGTCTCTTCGAGGACTTGCCGCCCGGTGACATCGCCATGAGCGTGTGCTCGCCGTTCGGGTTCTTCTACGACAGCGCGAGCCGCGACAAGGGCATCCGTGGTTGCCACTGGGTTGCCGAGCGTCACTACGTCGACATCGCGCGCGTGGCCGAGCGGTTCGGCGTGGACGAGAAGGACATCCAGCCCGTCGAGAACAGCGGCGGCTTGGACAACTACGAAGAAGCCATCGCGTTCATGTCGAGCGGCAACGGCTTCAGCATCTTCGACTACGGTCGCCCGATGGACAAGATCGGCAAGCGCACCATGTACGTCGAGATGTGGGAGCGCCCGAGCAGCCACCACAAGAAGGGTCAGTGGATCGTCTACGCGGGCGGCAAGATCATCCGCAAGGGCGACAACCCCTACGCCGCCGACAAGACGGGCTGGTCTCACCTGCCCTACGTCAAGGACGACTGGAAGCCGCACCCTGGTCGCTTCTGGGGCGCGTCGCTCGTCGAGGACCTCCTCTCGCCTCAGTGGCACTTGAACGAGACGCGCAGCGCGCAGATCAGCTTCCTGCGAGCGCACGGTCAGCCCGCGTTGTTCGTCGGCAAGGACTCGGGTCTCGACACCGACCGCATGACCTCGCAAGTCGGTCGCATCTACACGATCAACGAGACGACGGCGATCGGCGTGAAGCCCGGTCCTACGCCGCAGATGCCTGCCGAGGTCATGCAGGTCGCGGCTCTCACCGAGGGCGACCTGAACAAGCTCGCGTCGCAGTCGGAGATCGACGGCGGCAAGCTGCCCGGTGAACTGCGTAGCGGTAGCGCCGTGCGCGCCGTGAACGAGGAGCGGTTCGCGGGTCTCTCCATCCCGGCGAAGATGGCTGTGCGAACGGTGCGAGACGTTGGGCGTGTGGCGCTCGCGCTCGCGCACCAGTTCTACACGACGCCGCGCCTGATGAAGTACATGGGCGACGACAACGAATGGGTTGTCGAGCAGTTCACGGGTGCCGACCTCATCAACGACGTGGTGGTCGTGGGCGAGCCTGACATCGGCGACAGCATCGCCGCTCAACGCGAAGAGGTGCTCGACGCGCTGAACATGGGCGCGTTCAACCCGCAACTCGACCGTCAGACCAGGACGATGATCCTGAAGATGCTGAAGTACAAGACGAGCGACGAGTTCTTCTCACGCTCGATCCAAGCCGAGAAGCACGCCGAAGACGTGATCGGTCAGATCATCCGCGACCCGTTGAAGTACGGCGAGATCGGCTACCCGGTGCTGCCGTGGCAAGACGCCGAATCCGAGATCAACGCGCTCGTGTCGTTCATGTACACGGCTGAGTTCGACGCGCTCGACCCGCGCGCGAAGGCGGTCATCACGAAGTATTGGCAGGACCTTTCGATGCTGTTGCAGCAAGTTGCGATGCAGCAGCAAGCGATGTCCGAAGCCGAGAACGCTGGCAAGCCCGAAAAGGGGCAGGCGTCACAACCACGACCCGCGCAACAACAAGGGTAAACCACCCATGAAGCAAGATCCCGACACGAAGGAAGAACTCGCCGCCGTCAAGAAGGCTGTCGCTCTGCGAGCGCAGGAGAAGGCGCAGCGCGAGATGCTTCCGCTGATTCCCATCGAGGGCGAGAACCTCGAAGAAGCGTACAACGCGGAAGTGCAGATGGAGGCTCGGTCCAAGGAGATCGAAGCCGAGGAGAAGGCACGCCGCGAGAAGTCCGAGGGCGAGTACACGTTCTACGTCAAGTGCCGCAAGGACCACGGCAAGTACCCGCCGCACGGTGTCTACCTGACGACGAACCCCGGTCACGACTACGTGAAGCCGGACCAGTGGTACGCACGCTACAAGGAGCGCCGCGACGTTTGGCGTGAGGACATCGTGTGCCAAGTCTGCCTGTGGCAGCGTGGCGAGTACGTCAACCTCGACGTGATTCCGGGTCCGAAGGGCACGTTCAAGGTCAACTCGCGCATGTTGTGGCGCACGCCGAAGGACCCCAAGCGCCGTGCGATCGAAGGCGACACGCGGGCGATCGAGATTGGTCCGGCGTCGTCGAACAACGAGCGCAAGGCGGCTCAAGAGCGTGCGCGTGAAGCTGGGCTGGAGGTGCTCTGATGAGCGAGCCGAAAGCCACGATGGACATCCACACGGGTCGGGTGAACATCCCGATGCCGCCTCCTCCCACGGCAGCACAGAACGCGGCTCCGACGCCCGCTGCTGCGCCCGCGCCTGCACCCGTGGCTCAGACGCCTGCTGCGCCCGCAGCGCCTCCTGCGCCCGCGCAAGCGCCTGCGCCCACGGTGAACCTCGACGCGATCGTGCAAGCGAAGGTCGACGGCAGGACGTTCGACGTTCCCGTCAAGGACCTGATCGCTCAGTACCAGATGCGAAGCGCGGCTGAGAAGCGACTGGCTGACGCCAACCGCTTGCAAAACGAACGCGCGGCGCAAGTGCAGCTCGGTGAGTTCATCGAGCGCAACGCAAGAACCAACCCTGACGCTGTGATGGCAAAGCTCCGAGAGCTTGGCTTGAGCGGCGGCGGGGCGACCCCGACCGATGCCAACGAAGACGTGTCTCCCGAAACCAGGGAGTTGCGTACTCGTCTCGCCCAACTCGAAGCTCAAGGTCAGGCACTCAACCAGTACCTCGCCCGACAGCAGACCGACGCCAAGGTGAACGAAATCCGTGCAGAGCTGTCCAAGTATCCTCTCTACCAGGGGAGCCCGGAAGCGATGCAGCAGGCTGAGATCGTGGTGGCCGCTTACCTGGTTCGTGAACCGGGAAGCAACGTCGGCGACATCGCCAGCGAGCTTCACGCGAAGCAAGCGGAGATGGTGCGCCAACACCTCACCAACGAACGCGACAACCGAGCCGCGAACGTGCAGAACATGGCCAGCGTGCCTCCCTCCGCAGGGACGCCCTCGATGACGGAACAAACCATTCCGAAGCCGACCGGCGCTCAGTTGCGAGATGGCTCGTGGAAGAAGTCCTTTGACGAGAGCTTCGCCAAGTTGCTGCGCGGTACGTGACTCACTGACACGGACCTACTCTCATGGCTGGAACCACCTTCGCTACCGGCGGCGTGACTTACGCCTCGGGGCAACCCTACTACGACAACATCCTCACCAACTTCTTCCTGCAACTCCTCCCCGACGCTCGCAACGAGTCGTCGGTTCTGCTCGGCATGATCGAGAAGACTGGCAAGACGCCGGTCTCCGGTCGTTACCTCGTGTGGCCGGTCCTCTACGGCCGCAACACGGGCGTCGGCAGCGTCGGCTACCAAGGTGCGATTCCCGATCCGGGATACCGCAACTCGGCGACCTGCACGGCTCTCTCGCGCGTGGGCATGGCGACGATCCAACTCGACGGTGACACGATCCGTCACGGCAAGACCAACGGCGGCGCTTACGCCGAAGCGGTCAAGCTGGAAATGGAAGGTGTCATCAAGGACATCATGATCGACCGCGCCCGTCAGGTTCACAACGACGGCTCGGGTCGCGTCGCGGAAGTCGGCACCACGATCGGTGCCAACTCCTGCAACGTGGTCGTCAACTCCTCGATCGAAGGCGCTTCGACGACCAACCCGGCTGGCACGCTGGATCAATACTTCGAGATCGGTGAGCGCGTGGCGTTCATCTCGAACACGGGAACGATCCGTGCCGTGTACTCGTCGCAACAAGGCGCGTACGTCCAAGCCATCTCTGTCTCGGGCTCGGTCGTGACGATCACGTTCACGGACACTCCCGGCAAGGCGACCTCGACGAACTTCAACTCGAACCCGGCGTCTGGCGAATGGATCGTGCGTTGCTCGCAGGATGCCTCGACGACCACGACCACGGACTCGGCGTTCAAGCGCGAGATCATGGGCATCGGCGGCATCTACTCGGACATCGGCGTGCTCAACGGCATGGTCGCTGCCGGGGCGCAGCAGTCGGCTGGCACCTACGACGACACCTCGACCGCGACCACGTGGTTCCAGGGCGTCGTGTGCTCCACGAACCCGTGGGACCAGGGCATCGTTCTCGACTCCAGCGGCGCGGGCAACCGACCGCTGACCGAGGCGCTGATGCAACAAGCGGTGTCGGATGCCGAACGCATCAACAACGCCAACATCACGATGCTCATGTCGAGCTACCCGACGTACGACAGCTACGTCGCGCTGCTGACGCCGGACAAGCGGTACCAGAACACGACGGACCTGAAGGGCGGTCACACCACGCTGTCCTTCAACGGTCTGCCGTACGTCAAGGACCGCTTCTGCTACCAGAACCGCATCTACTTCCTCGGCTTGGATCAGTTGCAGATGGCGGAAACCGCCCCGCTGCAATCGCTCACGGCTGAAGACGTGACGGTCTGGAACCGCGCGACCAACTCGTCCGGCAAGGCTCTCGACCGCTACTGGCGCGGCTGGGTCTGGGACGACGAGCTGATCGTCTCGGGCGTCCGCAACCGCACGGGCGCGGTTCTCGTGAACCTGAGCGCCTGATCGAAACGGGGAGGGTGGCACTTCGTCGCCCTCCCCAGCCTCTCCTCTAGCGATCCTGGGAAGTGCCCAGGGGACAACTCACATGACCATTCGTAAGCGAAACTGCGACCCCAACTCACTTCTGTACGGCCCTGTCGGCCCGTGGCTCATCACGGTCCCGAGGACCGACTTCCAGGGCATCTCGTCCACGACTCCTGCCGCCCTCGGCGACAAGCTCGTGATGAACGGGAGCTACTGCCGCAACATCAGCACCGACACGTTCTCGTGCGACCTGCGTGTGCCGGTCTATCCGGTCATCACGTCCGTCGCCAACGCCGACCAATGGGCGATCAGAATCGTCGGGCGCAACCAGTTCAACCGTCCCGTGTCGGAGGTTCTTGTCAAGAGCCGCACGAACTGCCAGACGGAAGGACAAGGGCTCAACTGCTACTCGCACATCGACTCGATGACCGTCCTCGCCGCATCGACGGTGACGAACAACGTTCGCGTCGGGTGGTGCTGCGGAACCTACGGCTTCGCCACCGCAGACCTCGGTGCGCGCATTACGAGTGGTATCGGCATCAACCGCCGTTTCCCGCTGCCGTTCGTTCCGCGAACGACGACTGACGGTGAGTTGATCTTCCGTGGACCTGTCGGTGGTGGACAACTCATCACCGCAAGCCCGTCTGCCGATGCCGAAACGGTGACGTTTGCTGCGACGACCGCGACGTACTCGAACACCTGGGACGTGAGCGGTGTGGCTGCTTACGACATCGCCGTTACGCACGACGGCTACCTCGGCAACGTGGCTTCGGCGGCTGCGAATGCCGTGA